ATCACGAGGCCGGTGCAGTAGCCCGCGAAAGAAAGGGTGAAAACGTCCTCGTGTATAGTGTCGAAGAGATTGCTAACATCCTGGCAACCAATGAGGCGGCGAAAGCCGTGGACATAGTGAAGGCCGCGTTTCCTGGGGCCACGGTGACGGCAACCCGTAAATCTGAGGTATTTGACGATGAACTCCCCTTCTGAATTGCCTGAGGGCAAATGGCCGTGGGCTATCGTTCCAAGTCGGGCGTTTGGGGACAAGCGGCTCAAAGATGCTGATAGGCGCGTTTTAGGGGCGATGTGCGCTTTCGTTAATCGCGCCGGTGTATGTTGGCCCGCCATGGAAACCATGCGGTTGATAAGCGGTCATAAGACCGAGAAAAGCATATTTGACGCGGTGCAACGCCTAAAGGCGGTCGGGTACGTTAGGCAACTTCGGCCAAAGGACTACCAAGAAACGGCGTCTGGTTGGAAGAGCAACCGTTATCAAGTCCTTTGGCTGGGCGATGAGGCGAAGCCCAGCCGCGAGGATATAGCCAGCGCTGACCGCATTAGATTAGCGACTGACCCGAAACCTATAGATGAAGTAAAGGGGGGTATGGGGGGTGAGAAGCAATCTCTCACTCATGCGATTTTACTAGCTTCGGCCTATGCTAATGCGGTCGAGGCTGTAACGGGGCAGTTTAAACGCGCCGATCAGGAGCTTGGCGCGGCTAACCGCTTGGCAAACAAAGACTTTTCCGCCGAGCAAGTGCAAGACGCGACGCGAGCCGTAGCCCTCGCCGCGCTCGCCAAGCGGGCTGGTGTCCCGGCTCTGGCGGATGTTGAAAGACATCTTCTAGTTGAACACCCCCCTTCGTAAAAACCGCAGAAACACGTCAATTTGTCATAATGCATATTATGCGACACTACCTATGCGGGTGGTGGTGGCGGGTTTCTGCGCGCATGGCGTTTAAACGTGCACCCCCTGCCCCCCACCCCCGCCCGTCTGTCCAGGGGGGTGTCGCACAAAATTTTCCCCAAACCTCGATTTCGCTTGATCGTGACACGCGGGATATACAATAGTGTGCAGCCAAACAGGAGGACTGGATGACGCAGATAATTTGCCCGAAGTGTGCCGGGGATGGTTGGGTTGAGCAGGAGGAGAGCGTGCCCTCGTACTCCAACGGTTCGGGGCACATTGTTTCGAAGAGGATTGATTGTTTTTTATGCGACGGCTTCGGCGCTGTGGAGGTGGAGGGCGATGACGACGCTTAGATCGCCACGCTCTAGCGTGGACAAGGGCGGGGCGAGCGACAAGCATACGCGAGCCTTTGCGTTATGGGAGACGAGTAGCTTTGGGATGGGCCTGCGCCCGGACAGGCAGTGCCAGTGGCGCGAAGGCTGTGGCGAGCGGGCCATCCGTGGTAGCTACTGTGAGTTGCATGGCGGGCTTATTTATTCAGGGAAGGCAGGGCGAGACGATGAATAGGACGGAATGCCTTGAGGCTGCTGCGGCTGCTGTGGCTGACCGCGAGGGCAAGTACGGTACGCCAAAGGAAAACCACACCCGCACGGCCGCGTTGTGGAGCGTGATCCTGGGTGTGGAGGTGACTGCGGCTCAAGTGTGCATGTGTAACATAACTCAGAAGGTATCTCGGCTGTGCTGCGACCCAACGCACCCGGATGGCTGGGTTGACGTAGCAGGCTTTGGAGCTAACGGGGCGGAGGTTGTTAGTGGCGAATAAGCCGCTAACGGTTCGGCAGGCCCGCGCGGCTCTTGAGTCTCAGAACGAGTCTCGCAAGGAAGCGGTGGTTCAGGGGCTTGAGGCGCTTGCGTCCAGCGAAGTTACGGACGTGCTTTCCTGGGATCATATGGGTCAGGTGCAAATCAAGGCTTCTCACGAATTAAGCCCTCGCGCCAAGCAAGCCATCAAGAAAGTTAAGATTACGCAAACGCAGGACGGGGCTAACGTGGAAGTTGAGATGCATGACAAGCTGTCAGCGCTTCGCTTACTGGCGAAGCATCGTGGCCTGCTTGAGCCGAATAGTGACGAGACGCGCCCCAGCATGATCGGGATTAACGTGACTGGGCCTAAAACTACGACGTATGAGGTGCAGGATGATGAGGGTTCTACTGACACCTGATGCGGTGCTTTTTTGCGTTGCAGCAGCCGGGTTGTATGAAATCTTACTTTTGTGAGGTGCGATGTGTCCAAACTTGATTACGAGAGCGCGGTCTACAACATTGAAATCGGGATGAAAGCTGCCCAGCGGCTTAGTGATTATTGGACTGCTCGCGGCTACGATGTAAACGCGCGCGTTGACGAGTTTGGCCGCGTTGTTTCTGATTTGGTGTGCGGCCTCCCCGAGGGCGCTGACCCGAAAATAGTAACCAGGAGGGTTCCGAAATGATGGCTACCTACGGTGACGACGGCCAGCGGTTCATTCGTTACTATAGCGATTACGTCGCTTGCGACTTTTGCGGCGAGCAGACGCGGGGCCGGGTGTATGAGAGCACACAAAGCGTAACGTGTGGCTCTTGCCATAAAGAAATCGCGACAGAACTGCCGCCGGATGAAGCGGCCTAGTGTCTAGGTTGGATAGGGCTAAGGACCGCAGCCCGCGCAGACGCAAGGTTAAGGGTGCAGCGGCACTAACGGGGCTGAACCTAGACTTCAGTGAAAGCCCTACGGTTTGGCGGTTTTTAAACGACGATAGTTTTGTGCGTGGGCTCATGGGTCCGGTTGGGTCGGGCAAGACATATGCTTGTCTGGCGGAGGTTCTGCTCCGCGCCGTGAAGCAACCGGCGTCTCCTGTAGACAACGTGCGCTACTCCCGGTTTGCAGTAATTCGTAACAGTTACCCAGAACTGCGGACGACTACGTTGAAGACGTGGCAGGAGATATTTCCTGAGAACGTGTGGGGCACCATGCGCTGGTCGCCTCCCATTACCCACCACATCAAGCTGCCGCAACGCGGCGACACGCCCGGCGTTGATTGCGAGGTTATCTTCCTTGCATTGGATCAGCCGCGCGACGTACGGAAGTTGCTTTCGTTGGAACTGACTGGTGGGTTTGTTGACGAGGCGCGTGAGTTGCCGAAGGCTGTTGTTGACGGCCTGACTTCTCGCGTGGGCCGCTTTCCTACTAAGCAGCACGGTGGCTGTCCGTGGCGCGGGGTGTGGATGTCCACCAACCCCATGGACTCGGATCATTGGTGGCATGGCTTGGCTGAGAAGAACCCCATCCACGGCCGCTACCCGTGGAAATTTTACAAGCAGCCCGGTGGGGTGTTGGACGCAACGAAGGAGCACGAGGGCGCAGTCTTTGCGGCGAACGCCTTTTGGCGGATGAACCCCGACGCAGAGAACATTAACAACTTGCCGGTTGGTTACTACGAGCAACAGTTGGCCGGTAAGACGATAGATTGGATCAACTGTTACGCCGGGGCGAAGTACGTCTATGTGCAGGACGGCAAGCCTGTCTGGCACGAGTTCAGCGATAGCTTGATGTCCACTGATGTTGAAATTGAGAAGGACCGGCCATTGCATATTGGGTTGGACTTTGGCCTAACCCCGGCAGCGGTTTTCGGGCAGCGCATGGCTAACGGTCGATGGCACATCGTGCATGAGTTGGTTGCCTTCGACATGGGGCTTGAGCGCTTTGCTCTGAACCTCAAGGCAGACATAGAAACAAAGTTTGTAGACCAATTTAAACGCAACGATATCTTTATCTGGGGTGATCCGGCTGGTGGGAAGCGCGATGAAATCTTTGAGGTGACGGCGTTCGACCATTTGCGGACGCATGGCTTTAACGCGCGGCCGACACAGAGCAATGACTTCATGGTGCGCCGTGAAGCTGGGGCTATGCCGATGAACCGGCTGATCGACGGGAGGCCGGGGTTGCTTGTGTCGAAGGATTGCCAGCGCACGCGCAAGTCACTGAGCGGGGGTTATCACTTCAAGCGCGTTGCGATGGGTGGAGGGCAGGAGCGCTTCAGGGAGTTGCCCAACAAGAACGAGCATTCCCACGTTGGCGATGCTTACGGATACCTGATGCTTGGCGGCGGCGAGCACCGGGCCTTGACCCGCAACCCTAACGGCAAGCAAATGTTTAAACAGATGCGAGCCACCATGGACTTCGATGTCTTTACATAAAAAAAGCGGAGCGCCTGGAAGAAGAGCGCCCCGCTAGTAGTAGGGAGGTCCAACACATGGAGGATTATGGACGCGCAAATAATACCAATTGAAACGATTAGCAGCAACCCTGGGGTTAGTCTTGTGCCGTTTCACTGGGGCCATGTCAGGCTTATGAATTTGCGGCGTTTTGAGCGCAACCACTTCCGCACTCTGCCGGATTACCCGGAGCGTCTAAAGACCTACGGGCAACATCCGCACAGCTATTCTGCGCTGTACCGGGGCCAAATCGCCTGTTGCTTTGGGGCCGTGCCTATTTGGCCGGGTGTGGCCGAGGCTTGGTTGCTGACAAGTGATATCGTTGAGACATCCCCTGTGACACTAACGCGAAGCGCTATGCGTTACTTTGACACGATAGTAGACCAGATGCGTCTCTTCAGGTTGCAGATATCCGTTGATACCCGCAACAGCCTTGCCATTAGGTGGGCTGAGGTACTACATTTTGTCAGAGAAGGCACCCTTCGGTCGTTCGGGCCGGATGGGGCTGACCATTATATTTACGCGAGGGTTACTGATGGGTGGCATCCTAAGCGGGCCGAAGGCTCCATCCCCGGCCCAGGTAGCACCTGAGACTACTGCGGCGCAACAAAGGGCTGAAGAACGGGCGTTGGCAGAAGAGCGCCGTGCCCAAGCGAGCCTCGCTGCTCGACAACGGGCTCGTCGGGCAGGCAGCCGAGCGCTGCTCTCTGGGGATCGTGAGAATGCAGAGCTTGGCGTAACGTCAACTTTGGGGCCGACATAATGACGGGCGCACCTAGCGCACCTAGCGCACCTAGCGCTGGAGACATCCAGCTTGGCATTGGCCTTGGGGCACCCGGCATGGCAACACCAACAGGTGGATACCAGCCATCGCCATCAATTACTCCCGCCAGCCAAGCCGCCCAAATACTGAGTGGCGGCTATGTGGCACCGGCAGCGTCGGTTGTTGCTGCACCGGAGCCAGCGATCCCAGGTTCTGTTGTGTCGCCGCCTCCCGTATCGACGCCATTTCTTCCTCCTGAGATGGACCTAGTGTCGCCGTCTATCCCAGCGCCTGCACCACCACCTCCTCCTAAAGTGTCGGCGGCGCGCCAACGCCAGATTGATTACGGCAACAGGGCCGAGCGCCAAAAGGCTGCGAAGATTAGGGCGAGGACTAAAGTTCGCCCGCTGATGGGGTGATGGCTATGAAATACAAAAAGAAAGTCTGGGACAAACCGCGCCCGAAGTCGTCGGGAAAGCCTAAATCTCTTTCTTCAGCCAAGAAGCGGTCGGCTATGCGTGCCGCGCGTAAGGCTGGGCGTCCATACCCAAACTTGATCGACAACATGCGCGCGGCCCGTGGTTAAAAAGGTTTACCAAAACCCAGGGGGCGGGCTTAACGAAAAAGGTCGTCGCCACTTTGAGAGCAAAGATGGCGGCGATTTAAAGGCTCCGGTCAAGAAAGGTACTAACCCTCGAAGGGTTTCATTTGCAGCAAGGTTTGGCGGCATGGATGGACCGGAAAAAGACAAAAAGGGAAACCCCACTCGGCTTAGTCTGGCTCTCAAGGCTTGGGGGTTTGGCAGCAAGGCAGCCGCGAGGAAGTTTGCAGCAAGAAATAAGAAGTCATAGCCATGTATAGCGTTGAAGAAATCTTAAAGAGACACGACGCTGCACAGCGCCGCAAGGATAACTGGCGACAGATTTACGAAGACTGCTATGAGTATGGGCTCCCTCAGCGCAACCTATACGATGGGTACTATGAGGGCGGCGGCGCACCTGGACAAAATAAGATGGCTCGCGTCTTTGACAGTACGGCCATTAACTCAACTCAAAGATTTGCCAACCGTATCCAGTCGGGCTTGTTCCCGCCCTATGGGCGCTGGTGCCGCCTAGAGCCAGGGCCGGATATTCCGGTTGAACGACAGGTTGAAGTGCAGGCAGTCCTCGACAGTTACTCAGATAGAATGTTTAGCGTATTGCGCCAGAGTAACTTTGACTTGGCAATGGGCGAGTTTCTTATGGACCTTGCGGTCGGCACGGCTGTCATGCTCGTGCAGCCCGGTGACGAGAATACGCCAGTTAGGTTCACGGCCGTCCCGCAGTATCTTGTGTCGATTGAGGAGGGTGCTCACGGCAAGGTAGACAACGTGTACCGCCGGATGCGGCTCAAGGCCGAGGCGATTGCCCAACATTGGAAAGATGCGGAGATTTCACCCAGGCTCGCGCGGGCGATTTCAGAAAAGCCGACCGAGGAAATCGAGCTTATCGAGTCAACTATTTTGGACTCGGCCCAAGGCGAATACCACTACTGCGTAACGTGGGTTGATGGCAAAGAGAAAATCGTGCACCGCACGCAGTCTTCCTCGCCGTGGATCGTGGCGCGCTACATGAAGGTGGCGGGAGAAGTCTACGGCAGAGGTCCGCTTGTTACCGCAATCCCTGACATTAAGACCCTTAACAAGACGCTTGAGCTTTTGCTGAAGAATGCGTCACTCAGCATTGCTGGTGTTTATACGGCTGCGGATGATGGTGTCCTGAACCCGCAGACGATTAGGATTGTCCCTGGCGCGATCATCCCCGTGGCGAGAAATGGCGGCCCGCAGGGCGACAGCCTGAAGATGTTGCCGCGCTCTGGCGACTTTAATGTTACGCAGATCGTGATTAACGACTTGCGGATGAACGTAAAGAAAATCTTGCTAGACGACACGTTGCCGCCTGACAACATGAGCGCCCGGTCCGCCACAGAAATTGCAGAGCGGATGCGCGAGTTGTCGCAAAACCTTGGCAGCGCCTTTGGTCGTTTGATTGCGGAAACCATGGTGCCGCTAGTTTCGCGGGTAATGTACGTCATGGACGAGCAAGGCTTGATCGACATGCCATTGCGTGTAAACGGACTAGAGGTAAAGGTCACGCCGGTCAGCCCAATCGCTCAGGCGCAGAACATGGGCGACATTGAGAAGATTACCCAGTGGGTTCAGCTTTCGTCGTCGCTTGGGCCGGAGGGCCAGATGGCCGTCCGCACTGGCAGTATTGCGGATTACATCGCCGACAAACTTGGTGTCCCGGCAAACCTACGGACCACACTGGAAGAGCGCCAGCAGATGATGGAGCAGGCCGCTCAAGTCGCACAGGCTGCGGCGCAGCAGCAGGCGGAAGGCCAGCAACAACCGGCGGAACCTCCGCAACAATAGGTGATTGATGCAAACCATCGACGGGTGGGACGGGCTTAAACAATTTCAGCCAGAGACTTTAATTACGAATGAGCAAGACCAAGAGGACGTTAATCGTCTTTACTTGCGCGTTTTCGGCAGCGACGACGGCCAAAAAGTTTTGGCTCACTTACGCTCGCTGACGATTGAGCAGCCCACTTGGTATCCCGGAGAGGATGCGTCTCACGGATACGCCAGGGAAGGGCAGAACTCCATAGTCCGCGAGGTTGAGCGGCGAATAGAAAAGGCAAGCAAACAATGAGCGAAACTGAAGGGCTGTTGGCCGACGCCACTCCTGAGAGTGCCGACGATAACCAACCGCAAGAAGAGTCGATCACACATCTTGAGGCAGGCGACCCCAGGCTGGAGCCTGAGAAAAAGGGCGACGACGGGTCAGAAGAGCCTGAGAAATCCGCAACAGCCGAGCCTACGGAACGGCCCGAGTGGTATCCAGAGAAGTTTTGGGGCAAGGACGGCCCTGATATGGAAAACCTTGTAAAGTCCTATCGCGATCTTGAGAAAAAGTTTTCTCAGGGCAAGCACAAGGCTCCTGAAGAGTACAGCGTGGAACTCTTTGAGCAGGCTGCAATTCCGCCGGATGACCCGCTTTACAATAGCTATAAGGACTGGGCCAAGGAGAATAAGATAAGCCAAGAGGCTTTCGACCAGTTGGCCGGTAAGTTTATTGAGATTGCGGGCAAAGAGCAGCAGGAGGCGCAGCTTTCATATGAAGAGGAGTACAAGTCTCTCGGGGCTAACGCCGACGCTGTAATTAAGTCCATGTCGCAATGGGGACAAAGTTTGGTTTCCAAGGGCGTGTGGAGCGAGAGCGACTTTGACGAGTTCAAGATTATGGGCGGAACCGCTCAAGGATTGCGCGCTCTTCAAAAGGTTAGGTCGTATTACGGGGACAGGTCTGTGCCTGTTAATGTTGATCCAGTCGGGGACGCTCCGTCTAAAGACGAGCTTAATGCTATGGTTGGCAAGCCCGAATACCAGACTGATCCATCATACCGAAAGAAGGTGGAGAAAATGTTTGAGCGCGTCTACGGAACCGACGAGTATGCGCCCTCTTAATTTCTCCTGAGTTGACCAGATAATAGGGGCGGGTGTTTACTCGCCCCTTTTGTTTGTTGTATTGTTTAAACGCGGACAACCGTAAGGCCCGCAGAACCGCCGTGGGGTAGGGCGAAAAACTCCCAAGTCGCAGCCCGAGCGTTCGGAGAACTGAAGGCGATCTTTTGTTGAAACCTCTGAAATGGAGTTTGAAATGGCTATTGGCATTTCTTCCGCCTACGTTCAGTTGTTCGATGCTGAGGTCAAAGACGCCTATCAGGGCGCTCGCGCGCTTGCTGGTGTGACCCGTGAACGGACAAATGTCGAAGGCAATCAGGTGAAATTCCCGAAGATCGGGAAAGGCACCGCTACCGTCCGCGTCCCACAGACTGACGTTACGCCGCTCAATGTTACTTACGCACAGGTAACGGCCAGCATGTCGGACTACATCGCGGCTGAGTACAGTGACATCTTTACGCAGACCAAAGTCAACTTTGACGAGCGCCGTGAGCTTGTTCAGGTTGTCGGCAAAGCGATTGGTCGTCGCATGGATCAGATCGTCATTGACGCCTTGAATGCGGCTTCGTCGCCCTCGACTGTTGCCACCACAGTTGGTGGCGCTGGCACGAACATGAACCTTGCGAAATTGTTGGCTGCTAAGAAAGCACTCGACACAAAGAACGTGCCGATGGATGGCCGCTGCATTGTCATCCATGCAAATGGGCTGGCAGCCCTGCTTGACGAGACTGAGCTTACTAGCAGCGATTTCTCCACTGTGAAAAGTTTAGTTCGCGGGGAAATCGACGAGTTTCTCGGTTTCCGCTTCATATCTCTGGGCGACCGCGATGAAGGCGGGCTACCTCTCCCGTCCACTCGCACCAGCTTTGCGTTTCACCGCGATGCCGTAGGCCTTGGTATCAGCATGAACCAGAAGAGCGAGATCAACTACGTTCCTGAAAAAACGTCGTTCCTCGTTTCCTCGATGTTCTCCGCCGGGGCCATAGCCATTGACGATGAGGGCATCGTCAAAATTAGTTCGACGGAATAAGGAGACCAATCATGGCTTTCTCAGACGCAGGCTTCGGCGTGGTTTCCGCCTCTAAGAAGGGGAACGCGCCTTCCATTTACACCTACCAATCGGCAGACACGATTGCCGATGTTAATACGGAAGGTTACTTCAATGATCTGTCCGACACCCTTGCGGTTGGCGACTTGATTTATTGCGTAACCTCAACGGGAGGCACCCGAGTCAGCACTCTCACTCAAGTTCTAACGAACGCGAGTGGCGTGGTTGACGTTGCAGACGGGACCACCCTTGCCGCCACTGACGGCGACTAGCGGGCTGGGGCCGGTAACACCCGGCCCCAACCTTAGCTTTAAGTAGGAATTTGATAGACCGGAACGTCTGGGGCGCGGCTTGCTGCGCCCGTTGTTATTTTGGAGCGACATAATGGCGGCTGGGGATACCAAACTAAGCATATGTTCAGACGCCCTTATCATGCTTGGGGCAGCGGCTCTTTCCAGTTTCTCTGAAGGGACGGACGAGGCTCAAGTCGCAGACCGCCTTTACGACGACATCAAAGACACGCTCTTGATGCAGTACCCGTATAGCTGGTCAGTTAAGAAAGTTCAGCTTGCCCGGTTGGTTGACACGCCAATTTCAGAATGGCGGTACAAGTACCAGCTTCCTGGGGATATTTTGGGCAACCCGAAGGCTGTTTTTATCACTAATTCTTCTGGCGGTAAGCCCGTACAGGACTTTGAGATTTACGGCACAGCCCTGTACGCAAACTACGAGAGCGTTTGGGTTGACTACCAGTACGCAGCGGAGCCTTCTTTGTTCCCGCCGTACTTCGTAAACTATCTCAAACACGCCCTCGCGTCCGCGTTCGCGGAGCCGATTACGGATCAGATTACTAAGGCAGATTACTACCACCGGCTTACCTACGGCACCCCTTCAGACAACATGCGTGGCGGTCTTGCGCGCGTTTCGATGAACATTGACGGCGGCGACCGACCGCCACAAAACATCTTGGACTTCCCGCTTACGGATGTTCGCTGATGAGCCGGATCATTCAAATACAGAATGATTTTACTTCTGGCGAGCTTGACCCAAAGCTGAGAGCGCGAACTGATATTGCTCAGTACCAGTCCGGGCTTGCTACAGCTAAGAACGTCAGCGTTCAACCTCAAGGTGGTGCCGTGCGACGTGACGGCACTAAGTATATCGCCACGCTCGATAGCGGCGCGGGGACCGCTGTGCGACAAGTCCCGTTTGAGTTTAGCGTTGACGACAGTTACATGCTGGTTTTCACGCCGGGTAAAATGTATGTCTTCAAAAACAGGGCTCTAGTCACAAACATAAACGGTTCCGGTAACGACTATTTAGTTGTAGCTACAGCCACCGCTGCTGTGCTGCCAGAGTTGAACTGGGTGCAAAGCGCCGACACGCTAGTTCTCGTCCACCAAGACATGGCCCCGGTAAAGATCATACGCGGGGCTTCGGACTCTAGTTGGACGGCGACAACAATTACCTTCGACTTTCTTCCTCAATACGCATATTCGCTAGACACTCATGTAACGACTTACGACATCACGCCAAGCGCTACTTCTGGGAACATAGAGCTTACTGCGTCGGGGGTAACAACTGACACCGGCACCGCGCAGGGGGGCGCAGCC